GGCCGAGGAGCGCGTCGACAATTCGGGCGGCAGCGCCGGCGATCTCGATATCCGCTACCGCCCTGGCATCTTCCGCTTCGACAATTCGGCGTCCGCCGATCTGATCGGCATTACCGAAATCGGCAAGCCCTGCTTCGTGGTCGATGACCAGACCGTCGCCAAGACCGACGGCAGCGCCAGCAGGTCGATCGCTGGCTTCGTCGAGGGCGTCGACAACCTGGGCGTCTGGGTCCGCTTCGATGAAGCGGCAGCGCAGGCCTACCTCGCTGGCATCACGCTGCCCGCCTGATCCTCACCATCCATTTGAACAGGAAACACAGCCATGCTCGTTAATTCCGCCAATCTCGACGCTCTGAGGGCCGGTTTCAAAACCAGCTACCAGCAGGGCGTCAACACGGCCAAGGCCTCGACGATGTGGACCCGCATCGCAACGCGCGTCCCATCTTCGACCAAGGAACAGAAATACGGCTGGCTGGGCAAGTTCCCGCGAGTTCGCGAGTGGATCGGACCGCGCGCCGTTCAGAACCTGATGCAGCACGATTACGCCATCATGGAGAAGCCCTGGGAACTGACCGTCTCGGTCGACAGGGATGATATCGACACCGATAATTTGGGCATCTATGGGCCGATGTTCGAACAGATGGGCCAACAGACCGAAGCCCTGCCGGACCAGTTGGTCTTTGCTCTGCTCCTCGCCGGTTTTGCCACCCCTTGCTATGACGGCCAGTATTTCTTCGACACCGATCACCCGGTGATCGACAAGAACGGCGTGGTCCAGTCCAAGGCCAACACCGATGGCGGTTCGGGCACGCCCTGGTTCCTGCTCGACACCCGCATGCCGCTGAAGCCGCTGATCCACCAGGTGCGCAAGGATTTCGAGTTCGTCGCCAAGGACAAGCTGACCGACGACAATGTCTTCTGGCAGAAGGAGTTCGTCTACGGCGCCGACGCCCGCTCCAATGTCGGCTATGGCTTCTGGCAACAGGCCTGGGGATCGAAGCAGACCCTGAATTCCGCGAACTACGCCATTGCGCGCGGCGGGCTGAGCGGCATGACCGGCGATCACGGCAACCCGCTCGGTCTGATGGGCAATCTGCTGGTGGTGCCGCCGTCGCTCGAAAGCGCCGGCCGCAAGATCCTCAATTCCGAGAACGCCGCCGGCGGTGAGACCAACGAGTGGAAGGGCACCGCCGAGTTGCTCGTCTGCCCCTGGCTCGCATCCGAGGCCTGATGGGCCTTACCGATCTACCCGCCGGCGCTTCAGCCGGTGGGTCCTTCGGAAGCGGCAGGTCACGCCCTGCCTCTTTTAAAGGACCCGAAAACCCCAGCGAGGACGAAAATGGACGATCTCATCAAGATCAAGGGCGTCGGCGCCGCAACGGCCAAGAAGCTCACCGAAGCCGGCATCGTGAGCTTTGCCGCCCTGGCGCAGTTGAATGCGGAAGCCGAACCGCTCGCATCAATCGCCCAGACACCCGAGCAGGCCCAGGTATGGATTGCGTCCGCGATTGAATTGGCAAAAGCGCTTCCCCAGGACAATGAGGGGCAGTCAGGTACCAACACCGAAGGTGGCACTGGGGCTGGCAGTTCGGCCACCTCGGCGAAGCCAAAAGCCACTTTGAAGGTAGCAATGTCGGACGATGTGATGGCGCGCCTGGCGAAGGCGGAGGACGGCACAACGGTCATCACCGTCATCGGCCCGTCCAAGGGCCTGCGCCGCGCCGGCCACCTCTTCGGCTCCACGCCCTCGACCATTCGCGTCACGCCGGACGAGCTCAAACTGATCGAGGCGGATCCCGGCCTGGCGGTGACGCCGGGCGACGCAAGCAAGGTCACTTATGCCGGCGGAGCGCCGGCCACCCGCCTGACCGTTGCCGAGTGCCTGGACGCCAAAGGCAAGCCCCTCGCCATCCGCGTCCTGGGACCCGCGTCCGGACGCCGCCGCGGCGGCCATGCCTTTGGAGCGTCGCCCGTTACGCTCACGCCTTCGAAAGAGCAGCTGGGACAGATCCTCGGCGATGCAGAGCTCTCAGTGGCTCTCGCGTGAAGAAGACCGGGGCCTGAAGTTACCCCAGGGGACGCGACCCGACCCCCGACTGAAGCGAGCATTCCGGAGTAGCGCCCGGATCGGGGTCGCCGCCCGGTTGGTACCGGGCAACTTTCTTAAGGAGTGAGCATGCCCTATTGCACCCTCGACCAGCTGACCGATCGCTACAGCCACGCGCTGCTGGTGGAGATCTCCGATCGCGCCGATGCGCCGACAGGCACGATCGACGCTGATATGATCGATCGGGCTATCTCGGACGCGGACGCGCTGATCGACGGCTATCTGGCGCGCCGCTACGCGCTGCCGCTTGCCTCGACGCCTCGGCTGGTCACCGATCTGTCTCTCAGGATCTCGATCTATTACGCCCATGGCCGCGTCGCCGCCGAGAAGATCACAAAGGACTATGAGGCGGCGATGAAGACGCTTCGCGACATTTCGAACGGGTTGATCCAACTCGACATCGATGGCGCGGAGCCCGCCGCTTCCGGCGCCAGCGAAGTGAGGACCAACGAGCCCGAGCGCCCGTTCAGCGCCCAGAGCATGAAAGGCTTCATCTGATGGCCGGCGTGCGGATGGATCTTCTCGGGTCTGAAGCAGCGCTTGGCGCGCTGGGCGCCGCCGCCGCTCGGCTGGAAAGCCCGCGGCCGCTTTATGACGAGATCGGCACGGCCCTGGTTGTCTCGACGCAGCATCGTTTCGAGACCGAGCAGGATCCCGAAGGCAATCCCTGGGCGGCCTCGCTTCGGGCCACGCTTGAGGGCGGGCGGACCCTGACGGATACGGCGCGCCTGGTCGGCTCGCTCACGCACGAGGCATCGGACGAGGGCCTGGCTGTCGGCACAAATGTTATCTATGCGGCCATTCACCAACTGGGCGGCGTCATCAAGGCCAAGACGCCCGAAGGCCTCAGGTTCCGCGGCGCCGGCGGCGACTGGGTCAGAAAGAACGAAGTCACCATTCCTGCCAGGCCATTTCTCGGCCTTGATGCCGATGACGAGGCCGAAATTGCGGCGATTTCCGGCACCTATGTGCTGACGCCGCTTGGCGGCGCGGAGGGCGCGCCATGATCCTTGCCGCAGACGTCTCCGCCCGCATCGAGGCGCAAGTGTCAGATCTTGCCGGGCGGGTGCGCGAAGCAGTCGACCTGACCGAACTGATCCGGCAGAAGGCGTTGCCGCAGGCGGCGGTGTCGGCCTTCGTGCTGCCGCTGGGCTTACGCGCCCGCAGCGAGGGTGACGCGGCCACCGGTGCGTTCACCCAGATGATCGATGAATTGTTTGGCGTGCTGCTGGTGGTGCGCGCCGCCGGCGACGTCACCGGCGCGAAGTCGCTGCCCAAGATAGACGCGCTGATCTGGGCCATCGTCAACGCCGTCTGCGGCTGGGGGCCGGATGATGCGATCGGCGTGTTCCGGCTCTCGCGCGGGCAACTGCTTTCGACCGCCGCCGGCGCGTCCCAATACCAGCTCGATTTCGCCATCCAGCAACAGGTGAGGATCCTCGAATGACCAAAACCCCACGCTCACGGCCTGCACTGCCTTCGGGTGGCGGCAGCTTTGTCCGCACTGCCGATGGCGGACTGAAACCGGCGAGCCGGCCGGAGATGGAAAACAAAGCAGGGCCGTCCGCAAAAACGACGTCTGAAAAGCCCGTTGAACCGCCTTTGAAGGACCGTTGAAATGCCGATCAAATGGAAATCCAAGATCCTGCTGGCGAAGATTGAAACGGCCTATGCCACCGATCCGACGCCGACAGGCGCCGCCAATGCCATTCTGGCCACCAACGTCACCTTTCAGCCGATGGAAGGCCAGGACGTCAGCCGAGAGCTGGAACTGCCCTGGCTTGCAGCCCAGGCGACAATCCCGGCCGGCCTCCACTCCCGTATTTCCTTCCGCGTGGAAATGGTGCCTTCGGGGACTGCCGGCGCCACGCCGGCCTGGGGTCCCTTGCTGCGTGCCTGCGGGGTGGCGGAAACGATCGATGCCGGCGTTTCGGTCACCTACAACCCGGTCACGGACAGCCATGAAAACGTCGCCATCCACTTCTGGGTTGGCGCCACGCGCTATGTGCTGCTCGGTACGCGCGGAACCTGTGTCCTGCGGTTCAACGCTCAGGCCATTCCTTATCTCGAGTTTTCTTTCTTGGGTCTTTTCTCGGCTCCCTCCGAGCAGGCGCGGCCTACGCCGACGCTTGCGGCATTCCTCAAACCAGACCTGGTGACCCATGCCCGCACCAGTTTCGAGATCGACGGCGTCGCGCTGGTCATGCGCAATTTCTCGCTCGATCTCGGCAATGACGTGCAGCCCCGTTTCCTGGTCGGTTCGGAAAACATCCTGATCGTCGACCGCGCCGACAAGGTTGCTGTCCAGGTGGAGGCGGTGCCGCTCTCGACATGGAACCCTTACAGCGAGGCCAGTGAGCAAAATGCCGTTTCGGTCGAGCTTGTCCATGGCACGGTCGCCGGCCGCATTGCGACGCTCGCGATCGACGCTGCCCAAGTGCAGCGGCCTGCAGGATTCGATAACAACCAGAACATCCTCGAATGGCCGATCAATCTCGTGCCGCAGCCTGTGAGCGGAAATGACCAGTGGACGCTCACGCTGACCTGATCGGGTAGCCTGCTGCCGTCGCAAGCGAAGACAAGAAAGGGTGAGGCGATGTATCAGATCGAAACCAATCCGGCCTTCTGGGCGCCCGT